CACGATCATTCACGCTTGACGGTGCGACCACAAAGTACCGACCATTGGCCAGAAAATCAACGCCAGGGCGCAACTCACAGCTTTTTAACCCTTCGCGCCACTGGGCAATGTGGTGCTGACCACCGCCGGCGGTAAGCTGGCATATGCCATCGGGCACCCCGCCATGCTCAGTTGTGAAATCGTCCCAAGAATCACTCCCTCCATTGCGAGGGTCAATATCAAACACAACAATACCGGACTTTTCGCCGGCCGCAATCCCGATGTTGTAGTTCGGGTTTTGTGCCCACCAAGCACGTATTTTGTCTAGATCGGTGGTCGCATCATGCACACCATGGGCCGAAGCCGGGCGCTTATCGTTTGGGACTAATGGCAAGACGTGCCAACCCCATGAGGCATAGGTAAGGGCTGCCTCTAACTTCGTAATTATTGTCATAGGGGTGCTCATAATTGGGGTTCGGAAGTAATTGCGTCGGCTTTCAATTTCCCGCCGGTTTTAATCTGCAATTCATACTGTCTCCCCATAGGTGGAAACTCACCCCACTGATAAATAGTTTGCGGCCATGTTTTTAACACTTCCGCAAGCTGCCTGATGCCACCGTAATGGTCAATTGCATCTTGTGTTTTCATCTATTTTCCAATTTAATTGAAATACTTGTTGACACAATAACATTAATCATGCAATAATTCAATCAATCGCTAAACGGATACCCCAACAAGCGATCACTTAGGAGAGCCAAATGGCTATCAATCTACGCAGTACCAAAGGTTTGCACGCTAACGGCGTGAAGCTACTTGTTTACGGCAATGCCGGTTCGGGCAAGACGTCCCTGATACCAACTCTGCCAAACCCTGTTGTGTTTTCGGCTGAAGGCGGTTTGCTGTCGATCGCTGATGCTGATGTGTCTTTTGTCGAGGTGTCATCTTACGACACGCTGATGGAAGCATACAAGTGGGTGACGAGCTCGGACGAAGCAAAACATTTTGAGTCGATTGCTTTGGATTCAATCAGTGAGATTGCAGAGGTCGTGTTGAACCATGAGAAGAAAATTGCTAAGGACCCTCGCCAAGCTTACGGCGCTATGCAAGAACAAATGTCTGACATTATCCGTGCGTTTCGTGATATTCCGAACAAGCACGTTTACTTTACCGCCAAGTGCGAGAAGGCTACGGACGAAACTGGTCGCATCCTGTATGCGCCTTCTATGCCTGGCAATAAGACTGGTCAGCAGTTGCCTTACTTCTTTGACGAGGTGCTGGCACTGCGTGTTGAGAAAGACGCTGAAGGCGTGGCACAACGTGCGCTGATGTGTGACTCGGACGGCATTTGGCAAGCCAAGGATCGTTCTGGCAAGCTTGGCGCTTGGGAAGCGCCGGACTTGGGTGCAATCATTGCCAAGATTGGGGGTTGATCATGATACTGACAATAGACCAAATGACTAAAGCCGTATTAAAAGCGCTTGAAGATTCTGTAGCGAAGGAGTTCCCAGAGGATGAGCGAGAAGAAGCTAAAGCTCGAATATTGAATGCGTGGTCTGGTCAGATGTTTAATATGCCAATGCGTAAGGGAGATGACGAATGAACCTCTACCAACAATGGATCGACGCCAAAGAAGCTGAGAAAGCTGCTATTGATTTGCGTCGTGCACTTGAGGATGAATTGGTTGCAGAACTTGGCATCCCCAAGACACTCGACGGTACTCAGAATATCGAGGCCGATGGCTACAAGGTCAAGGTGATTGGCCGCTTAGACCGCAAGGTCAACAGCGACAAGCTCCAAGACTTGGCAGCAAAGTTTGGCTTGACGCAGCACTTATCAAGTCTTTTCCGGTGGAAGCCTGAAGTCAATGCTACGGCATGGAAGTCAGCAGACCCACTTATTACCGCACCACTGCAAGACGCTATCACGACCACTAACGGTCGCCCATCTTTCACCATTACTAAGGAATAAATATCATGGCACAACTCCTCGAAACTTTCAGCGTTGACTCGCTGCCAACACCAACCAACAACTTTGAGCCTTTGCCGGCTGGTTGGTATACAGCAATTGTCAATGGTGCGGAGATTAAAAACACCAAGGCCGGCACCGGCCAGTACATTGCAGTGCGTTACGACATCACGGGTCCTACGCATCAGGGGCGCGTGGTGTTTGGCAATCTGAACATTAAGAACCCCAACCCCAAGGCCGAAGAGATTGGTCGCCAGCAGTTGGGTGAGCTTATGCGAGCAATAGGCTTGACAACAGTGCAAGACACTGATCAATTAATTGGTGGCCAGTTGAGCATTAAGCTTGATGTGCGCGAGTCGGAGCAGTATGGCGCATCAAACGACGTGAAAGGCTACAAGTCTAACGGTGCAGTCGCACCAAAGGCGGTTGCCCCCGCGGCTGCGAATTCTAAGGCATCTCCACCTTGGGTTAAAAAGTAAACAGCAGGGGTGGTTAGGCAAGCATTCAAGGATGTCGTAATCGCGCGTTTTTCTTGCCTTCCAGCGCGTAGGCAGTAACGACCAAATTGACACCCCGCCTACTGGATTAATAAGATGAAAAAATTGCTCGTTTCTTTTAGCGGTGGCCGCACATCTGGGTACATGACCAAGATGTTATTAGACAAATATTCAGACAAATATGAGATCAAAGTCATATTTGCCAACACCGGTTTTGAGAACGAAGCAACATTGCAGTTTGTCCACGATTGCGATACGCATTTTGGATTTAATACGGTCTGGATTGAGGCGGTGACGCACGCAGGCGCTGGGAACGGCATCACTCACAAAGTCGTTACTTTTGATACTGCGTCGCGTAACGCAGAACCATTTGAATCCATGATTGAAAAATACGGCATTACAAATATGCAATCTCCGCAATGTACGCGCAATTTAAAGCGGTATCCGATTGAACATTACATGAAATCAATTAGTTGGACAAAGTGGGATTACGAACTGGCCATTGGCATTCGCACTGACGAAATCCGTCGCGTAAAAGATGCTGTCGATAGGCAAATTGTGTATCCATTAGTCCACTGGTTCCCGACTGATAAACAAGACGTGCTTGATTATTGGGACGACCAGGCATTTGATTTGCAATTGCTTGAGCACCAAGGAAATTGCAAAACTTGCTGGAAAAAAAGTTTTAACAAATTAATTATGTTGCACAACGAAGATCCATCGCAATTTGATTTTTTTGAGCGGATGGAAAAACAGTACCCAAGGGTAGGTGCTGAATTTGCAAAGTATGACGACGCTCCTGATCGCGTGTTTTTTAGAGGATACACGTCGGTCAAGATGTTGCGCGAGATGGCAATTAAAAGTGCAGATGAGGATCGACGCGCACCTCAGCAGTTGGATTTATACCAAGACGGTGGTTGTTCGGAATCTTGTGAAGTTTACACAACAGATTAAAAAAATGCCCCTGACCTCACGGTTGGGGGCATAAAACTAAGGAGAGTATTGTGATTATACCGGAATCAGAACACACGATTCAAGCCCTAATCGACAAGCACCATGAGTCAATTCAAGGCGAGCCCCGCCCCCACATGGGTGCTAGCATACTGGGCCACTTCTGCGACCGGTGGCTGTGGCTGTCGTTTAGGATGGCTGTGGTAGAGCAGTTCCCAGGGCGTATTCTGCGCCTGTTTAGGCGTGGTCAGAATGAAGAGGTACAGGTCGTGTCAGACTTGCGAGCTATTGGACTGAATGTGCAAAAGACAGGCACAAATCAGGCAAGAGTAGACTTTGGATGCCATGTGTCTGGAAGCATTGACGGGATCATTGAGCATGGTGTGCCCGAAGCGCCCAAAGCGCGCCATGTGTTGGAGATCAAAACACACGCTAAAAAATCATTTGATGACCTAGAAAAGAATGGTGTTGAGAAGTCTAAGCCCATGCACTATGTGCAGATGCAGATGTATATGGCTGGGGTTAAAGCAGACAGGGCATTGTACGTTGCAGTGTGCAAGGACGATGACCGCATCCACACCGAGCGGGTAAAGTTGGACAAGGCTGTGGCGCAAAAGGCAATTGACCGCGGGCACCGGCTGGTCAAGTCTGAGCGTATGCCACCACCCCTGAGCACTGACTCGACATGGTTTGAGTGCCGGTTCTGTGCGGCGCATGAATTTTGCCATAAGACCAAGCTAACAAAAGAAGTTAACTGCCGTACTTGTGCCAACAGCACCGCCAAAGAGGACGGTACTTGGCATTGTGAACAGTACGATGTGACGCTAGACTTTGAGAACCAAAAAGCAGGGTGCGAGGCGCACGTCTTACACCCTGACCTGGTGCCGTGGCCACACAAGGTTAAAGACGATGTAATCACTTGGATTACACCGCATGGTGACATCAAAAATGGTGTGAGCGATTGGGAAACCTTCACAAGCCGTGAGATTGTGGCAAACCCTACTGCGTGTGCCAGTGGCGACCGGTTTGTAGAGGATATGCGTGAGAATTTTGGTGCGAAGGTGGTGGGCTAATGCTCCGTGACTACCAGCAGCGCACTATAGACCAGCTATACGCCTGGTTTAACAAGACCCCAACTGGTAACCCGTGCCTGGTGCTCCCCACTGGGTCTGGGAAGAGTCACATCGTGGCGGCGCTGTGTAAGGACGCGCTGCAA